CGCGAACCAATTCGTATCCACATGCGTTCATCAGCGCCAGAAGCTGCGTAACATCGGCCACGGGATTGCCGACAACCGTCGCAGGCGTCGGAATACCCAGTTCCCCTGTCACCTGCCCCATAAGTTGCAGCATCGTGCTAGACATAAGCTACTCCGCCGTCGTGCGAGGTCGGCCCAACCGTGGCGTCATGCTGGTAATCATTGCCCGCAACTCCGCCAATTCCGCCCGGGTTTTCTCAAGCTCGAGGGCGGTTTCCGACATGTTTTGCCGCGCCAGGAACGCCCGCGCCCGTTCGCGCAATCCCGGCCCGCCCATGCCGACGCGCTGGAGCTGGGCGTCACTCGCGCCCGCGACCTGTTCGACGGTGGCGAAATGCAGGATTTGCAACTCGCCCAGCATATGCTCGGTTAGCGCCTCGGGTTGCGCCGCGTTCCAATCTTTCAGGCTGTTGCCAACCGCCGCGTCAGGGCTGGTTTGACGCTGGAAATTCAACCAGTGCAACGGAAAGCGCCGCATATGATAATCGCGCGCCGGCGTGTCGATCACGGTCAGATCGTTGCCGGGAACCGCGATGCGGATAAACGGCTCACCGATATACGGCTCGAATTTGTGGCTATAAAATTCCACGCTTAGGTGAGTGTCAGCGGCTGACGTATCGCTATCGAGAGGCATGTGGTGTCTCCGGGTGATTGGTTGCCGCGTTCGCCATCATTGCCGCTACGGCAGGCAGCAGGCCGCGCCCCAAAACGCTGATTGACGCGCCCAGGGCGGCAAGTTGGGTTGACGCCGATTGGAACTCGACCGCCTGGCGCGCCATCCAAGGCGCCGCCGCGAAAGTCCGATCTCCGACCGTGTATAGCTCGGGTTCGTCGTCGTCGTTTTGGTGCTGCTCGTAAGCGTGGCCGGAATCGCCTTCGTAACTGCTGTCGTAACCGAACAACCGGATATTGCGAAACCCCATCACATAGGCGATCGACATGGTCAGGATTCCGACTGAAGAGCCGCCGCCGATAAGAACGCGTTCACGGCCGCATGGAATGTCCGTTAATCCTGGGAAGCTCGGATGCCAGACAACCACGTTGTCCGCAGCGCCGAATTTGTCAAACACCGCGCGGTTGCACGTCGATGCGATCAGATAGGTATCCGCTGGCCCCACAAACCCCGCAGCGCCGGGTTGCGCGTCCACCAGCACCAAGTAGTCAGGCACAATGCCAGCGGCCCCTAGCATGGCTCTGGTGCCGTTCATCGAGAACACCGCCGCACCGGCTTTTTGCTCGGCCCGGATGGTTTCCAGAAACATGCTCACCGATGGCCCGCCGCCGATCAATAGCGCAGGGTTGCCGGTTGCGTCTTGGTGACGAAGCCACGGGTAATGGAGCGTGCTGGCGAACTCCACATTCGCCAGCACGTCCGTTGCCGCCGTGTTGCAAGCAACCGGGAGCGTTTCGTCAAGGTTGCTTGGCAAGATCACTAGGTGATCTGGCCTTGCAGATGCGGACGATTGATCGAGACAACCAGCGTCGCGGTGGTGGTCGTGACCGTGGCGAGATTGGCCGATCGCGCACCGAGAATCTGCCGTCCAGTGGCAGCCGTGGGCATGATGCTGCCCGCAGTGGCCGACTGGTAAACCGCAACTTGCGCGGTCGTCTGCACCGCCGTTTTGGCGATAACAGCCAACCCGCCGATCTGATACCAGCCAAACAGGCCCGCTGTGTTGGCCGACATCGCCACCGCAACAGGTTGCCCCAGGCCCGCCGTGTTGGCACTGAGCGCGGTCTGGTAGGTCGTGGCGTTGTAGGTCACCAGCGACCCCACCGCCGTGCTGGCAACGCCAACCAGCATAATGAACTCGCCCTCGCCATAGGTGGGATCAGCGGCGCGGACAACCTGTCCCAGAATGGCAGGCGGCGTCGGGATTGCACCCGTTCCGTTCGGCATAGTCACGCCGGCATCGGTATTCTCGATTTGCAGAAGCCCGATGTAGCCGTCCGTAAAAACATAAGCCATGATTTGCTCCTTAAGCGATCAAAACGCCGCAGAATTGCGGACCGCTGGAGGTCAGGTTGCCCGCCCAGCCAATGAGCTTGACCACCGCATCCTGGTTGACCGCCTGGCGCTCGCCGCCAATCGGAACAAAATTCCGCGCGGCATGAGGCCGGAACATGAGGTATTTGGTATTGAGGAACCACATGTGCGCCGCCGTCGCCGCGCTCCCGACACCACCGTCAAGCACCACGTCGGAGGCCATGCCCGCGCCGTAGTATTTGAGCGACGCGAACCCGGCACCAGCGGAACTGGTTTCGGTAATCCGCTGGATTGCCTGGAGCGACTGTAGATACAGCTTGTAGTAGGTGTTGTCGGTCACGATCAGGTCCGGCTTGTCAGTGCCGCGAATCAGCTGCACCGCGAGCGCGTCCATATACCCCTGGATGTTGGTCGCGCTGACCGCCGCGCCGCCGTCGGCAAGGCCGCCGTATTTCACCGACCGCCAGAAACTAAACGTCGCGCGATTGATCCCGCCGTAGGTCCCAGTGGTCGGCGCGTCCGGAACCGCCGCAGCAAGGCCGGTGATGTTCTTGCCGGCATTGCCGGTGCCGTCCAGGTAGATGTCGGAGCCGATGCGGTTCATCAACTGCGCTTCGGACACCTCCATGCGCCCATCGAGCAAATCGATGATCTGCTCCTTGCTGTCGTTCTGCAGCATTTCCAGCCCCGAAATCGACACGGCAGAAGCATACTGCGTGATGCTGAACTGAGCCGCGCTGATCGGGCTGTTCTGCGACACGTCGAGCACTTCGTATCCCGAATAGGAGTTCGTGTTGTTGGTCGTGCTGTCGTTGTACATGATCTCCTGCAAGATCACGTTGCCGCCCGAGAACGTCTTGACGTTGCCGCGCTCCTTGAGGCGCCGCAGCAAGGCGTTGTTGTTCGTCACGTTGTCGGCGAGATCGCCGGATCGGCTCTGAATGGTCGTGGCGATGATATCGCTGACCGAACTATTTGCGAATGCCATTTAGGCAGCCTCCAAATGATCTAGAGACGCTCACTCAACCCCGAGAATTGATCCTCAAGGATGGAACGCCTGTCTGTCGCTTTGGTTGCCTGCTTGGCTCCGGGTGTAGAGCCGCGAACACTTACCGCCGCAGCGCGCGCTGATTTGGCTGCTCGATCCGCCGCGACCCGCTTATCAATAGCGGTCGCATCCTGTAGGGATTTTTGCGAACTCTCGAACAATCCGTCGTCTAAACGCATCGCTTTCTTGTAGGCTTGGTCCAGCGAGTCCGCAGACCCGCCTTGTAGCAATAGGATCATTTCAGGCTTCAACGTCTCAAAATGCTCGTGTGTGGACGAGAATTTAGATATTTCTGCCTGCAACGCCCTATCTTCAGCGGCAGCGGCGGCGTCCCTTTCGGCTTGCCACTGCCCTCTGATCTGGTTTACCTGATTGGCCAGATCGCTATACCGAGCATCAACCTGTGGGTTGTTTTCGGGCGTTTCTGACGTACCAGATAAATCAATGCCATAATTGTGCGCAAGCTGCCGCAGATATGCAAGCCTCTCTTGTGGCGCGCTCGATCGCAACATGCGATCCGCCTCCAGAAGCGCCCTCACCGCCGTTGGAGCGTCAACGCCAAGACCGCGAATGGTAGGCAAATAAGGCTCAACCGCAGCTTGCATCGAATCGGCAAAGCGCGCTTTTTCCTGCAACGGCAAAACGCCGTTGCGCATTTCTTCCTCGCGCTGGAAGGCGTATTCGCGCATTTCCGGCGATGCGGTATCCCACAGTCCGTGCTTTTCCTTCTTCCAGCTTTGCGGCGGACGATGCCAAGCCGGCGGCTCAGCCTCCGGCTCAGGTGCGGCGCCGCCTGTCGCCGCTTGCGCTGCGAATTTCCCGGCGGCGTCACGTGAAACGGCGGGCTTCTCGGCAACAGGATCAACCGGCGCAACGGACGCAGCAGCAGCCTCGTCAAACTGCTGCGAAAGTATCTCGCGTCGATCTGGAGCAACGTCGTCAATAATAGTTTCGGACATATTATCTCCTGCTGGCGCGGTCGCGCAGTTCCTGCGCAACCCGCGAAATCTGGCGTTGGCTTAAATTCTCAAATTGCCCGTAGAGCGCACGTTTGCGCGCATCGCGCTCGGCTTTCGGCGTCTCGTAGGGCCTCGGTGCGGGCGGTTGCTCGTTCCCGACCTCGATGCATCCATGCGCCTGCAAATGCTCGCGATGCCGCGACCGGCTGCCGATCGTGCTTCCGTCGATCATGCTGGTGTAGGGCTGGATGTCGGGCACAATCTGCAAACGCCGCTCAACGCCCTCGCGCTTAACCACCAATTCGCCGTTTTCCAGGATGTAAACGGTCATAGCGCCGGTTCCATTTCCATCCGCGCCCCTGCCGCAATCTCGGCAACGCGGATTTTTGTTGCGCTTTCCAATTCGGCCTTCCATCGGTCAAACTGTTCGGCCTGCGCCATCTCTTGCAACTTGGCTTGCTCTTCCATGGCAATCCGCTGTTGCTCAATCGCGGCGGTTGCCTCGGCTTTCATCTGTTCGATTTGTAGTTGCGACTGCGCCTTTAGCTGCTCAATCTGCATGTCGGCTTGCAATTGCGCCTGCATAACCTGCGCATCGAATTGCGCCTTGGCTTGCATCGCTTGGCCCTCAGCCTGCATTCGCATTTGATCGCGCTGGCCATCGGCCTGCATCCGCATTTGCTCGATCTGGCCAGCCTGCTGCAATTTCATCATCTCAGGATTAGGCGGCGGCGGCGGTTGCGGCTGCTTGGACGCTTCCACGAACTGCTTCATCGCCTGATCAATGCTGCCCTCGAGGGCACGCGCGCTCTTGAATGCCGATACGCCAAACCGCAGCACTTCAAACAGGATCGGCACCAGTTGCGGACTCGCCTGGCCCGCCGGCAACGCCTCACGCATAAACCCGCCGAACGTCTGAATGAATTGCAGCCGATCCTGCTTCATCGCGTCTTCGTCCAGCTGCACCAGGCTGTCGCTGGCCACCTCAACGCGGAAATTGCGCATCGGGTTGTTTTTCAACAGCTCCAACGCCTGCGGAATCATCTGCTGATCGGCCTCGGACATTTGCGCCGCTGCGGCGTATTCCAGGATCGTTTCCGGCTGAAATTGCGAGCAGATGACTTGCGTTTTCAGCCGCAGCAAATCCGTTGCGAACAACGCAACGTCCTCCTGCATCGACCGCAACCGCAACCCGGCATATCGGCCCTTGATCTGTTGCGCCGTCGCTGTTTCCGACGCCGCCGTCTGGCCTCGGATAATGTCCGAAATCCCGGTGATTTCGTAAATCTGCGTTTTGATCTCGGTCCGCGCGCCGTAGCACTGGATCAGTGCCGACGCGAGCGTGTCCAACGGCAGCAAATCAATGCTGCCTTTCAGCCCGCCCTTTTCACCAAACCCGGCCCAATTCACGACCGGGATCAGCGAGTTGTTTTCGCCCTCGGTCAGCAACCGCGCCAGAGCGGGTTGGCTGGCGTCATACACGCCCCGGACCCGCAACGCCTTGACCAGCCCGTCGATCCGGTCGGACAGGATATCCAACTCAACCGCCTGATCCTGATACAGCACGAAATCAGGCACCGGCACGAGGCTGTCAGATGTCAACGTAGCGTAGAGCGGCCGGCCGCACGGAAAGAAATCCTGGAGTTCCAGGGGATCGTCGCGAACGTCGATGAAATCGGTCGCGGATTTCGACAGCCAATAGACCTTGCCGGTTTCCTTGCACCACAACTCGCAGATTTTCGCCCGCGAATTGTCGCGCTTTTGATTGTAACCGCCCTGCAAAGGCTCCGGCCCGTTATCAAGCGGGATCGTCGCCGCTTTTTCTTCGCCGAACCGCTCGACCAGCGCATCCTTGCTCATATAAACCCAGCGCCAGACCTCGGTGACCTCTTCCCAGGTCCGCGCCACGTTATGGCCGAAATCTTTCCAGTGGATGTAATCAACCGGGCTGCACTCGTAGTCGATCTCCTCGGCAACGCTCTGCTGGTCCCCGACCATCTCCGCACCATCACCAGCGCCCGCGCCAGCGTAGTCGCCCGCCTCTTCCGCGGGGTCCTCGTCCACGTCCTCGGTGACCTGCACGCCGTCGTCAGGCTCACCGGCCTGCGCCCGGACGTGCGGCTCATACCGCACCCAGGCCACGCCACGGCCACCGAGAAACCGATCCTGCACCGCGAATTTCATCGTCGCGCGGAAATCGGGATAGTGCTCGATTTCGTATTCCAGCGCCCGCTCAATCAGCAACGACGCCACCCGCCCCACCTGGTCGTTGTCGCCGTGCCGCCGCGATACGTCCGCCGTCGGGAGTTTGGAATAGACGGCGGGAACCAGCGTCTGCACGTTGCTCCACAGAATATTGAACCGCGCGCTGCTGTCGCTGCCGGATTGATTGCGGTTGTCGTCGCGATATCGCCGGACGATTTTGGTTGCGCGCCGTTCCCAGGATTTGAACTCGGCGTCGTATGCCGCGATTACGGCAAGGTATTTCTGCACGCCAGTGTCTACAGGGTCGATCATGCCCAAACCCCCAGCACTGCCGCGCTTTCTTCTGACGTGGTGGCGATCAACCCCAGCGCGGCGGGATCGAACGGGATTTCCGACGGTTGCACGTCGGTGCGGATGGCAATGTAGAACATGCCGGCCTCACCAGATGCCGGGATCGTCATTGGCTGGCCGTCCATGCCAGTCACCGTCACCGCAGCGCGCCCTACGCCGTAACGAAAAAGTGGGTTGCCTTGGGCATCGTCAACCGACATCGACCCGAGCATGTTGCTTGGCCCGCTATTCGCCCCCACCAAACCCGAGGCTTGCAAGGCGGCGAGTGCGTTGGCGATGATGGCGAGGGATGGGGCCTTGAATGTGTAATCCATCAGTATGCCATCGCTGCGCGCCATGCGGCGGATTGTGGGCCGGGGATCAGCGTGACTAGCGTGGCGTGGCCCGCCTCGTAGTTACCGGCTCCCCACGGCGCTCTTAGAACGGCCAGAGTTGTCATCACGGGCATCCCGGCGTTGGCCACGGTGACATCGCCGGCGCCGTTCAGGTTGTACGTGATGCCCGTTGGCGTGACTGTGAGCGCCAGCCGATTTGTCAGGCCAGCGGCCCTAAGTGCGGTGGTTCCGGACACCTGGCCCACAGTCGCCACGATTGTCGTTAGAAACACCCCCCCCGCGCCGTTTTCGCTGAAATACCAAGTATTAGAGAACCCGCCAGACCCAGACATTCCGAACACGACTTGAGACTGCGAGTTGCTCAGCAGCGAGAACTCAATCGCACAACTGTAGCCCGTTGGCGTTTGAAGATTTGGCAACTGCGTCAGGTCAAGCGTCAAGTTGTCGGCGGCTCGGGTGGCGGCGGCGGTGGTGGTCTGGATTAGGGACGTGGGGAACGCGGACGCGGCGAGCATCGCGCCCCAAGCCGACCACGTTAGCGACGTGCCGGTGTAAGACGCGCCGTTGACGCTTGCCGCAACTGGCGCAGTTGATACGTTGGAACCGGCGAACACGATGTTGCCACCCGACGCGATGCCAAACGCAACAAAAGTGAAGCTGACCAAATAGAATCCGTTGGAAACCGCCAGCACCGTTGGAGTGAGCGCCAACGCATTCGCGTCAATCGTGCCGAGCGTCGTGTCCAACGTAATCCATGGATATGTCGCGATAAGCCCGGAAGCCTCGCCGCGCACGGATACATACCGCTGTGTGCCGGCCTTGATAAACGCCGAAACCACATAGGTAGTCGATGCCGTCGTGGCGAACCCGGTGCCGGAGACGTAATGCGCCGCCAGCGAAGTGTCCTCGGTCGCAAGATTGGCGCTTGATGCCACGCCATCCGGCGCTGTGCCGCTTGTCGTGATGGCTAGGCCGGATTTTGTCCACGACGCATTGGTGAGCGTGCTGGATTGGAGCAGCAGATTCGTCCTCTGCGGTTCATTCAGATACCCATCCGGCGATGTCTCAAACCGCGCGACGTTGGTCCCGACGGTGGACAGAACGCCGGATTGAACCTGGGTGCCAGAACTGGCCCGCGAGAACGCCCATAGCGGCGGCAACGACGCCGTGAGGTCAGAAATTAACCCAGATCGCGGCGGCTGCCAGAGTGAAATCACGGTGCCCAAAACGCCGTTGCGTCAACCGTGCCGCTGATCGTGATAACCAGCGAAGTGCTGAACCGGGCCGGGATCGGATAGAACGTGCCACCGACTGGCGTAAAAGTGTTAACAATGGTGGTTGAACCGTCCTGTACCTTGATCGTTGGCGTGGCGCTGGCCGACGAGCAAAATATGCCAAGCAACGCGCCGGTGTTGCTCGATACCGTGGTTGTCGCCGTCAGGTTGGTGTAATTCTGTGCCTCGGAAACTGGCGTCATATTTTGTTTCTTTTCTGGGATTCTGCGTGAATTTTCCACATATCGTTAAGCGTGGCCTGATTTTGAGGCCCCACCATTAGCACAGCGTCTTTATTTTGCGCAATAGGTTTTTGTTCTGGCGCCCACATAACAGCCATCATTCGGAATGCATCGGCAGCGTGCGACGACCAATCGTGCAACGGCGTGAGCATGTAAGCGCCGGTATCGGTGTTGTATCGGCGACGGTAACTGCGCAGCGCGTTGACGCCGGGACGGGTGAACTCCTCGTCGAACCAGCACAGCGGGAGCATTGTCCGCACCGCCTGGATTCCGTCCTGCACGCCAATGTCGGGTACAATCTGGAATTGCTGAATCCCGCCCATCAGCGCGGCCAGTTGCTCCAGGACCGACCGGCCGCCGGAGGCGAAAGTCTTGGCGCGGCCGTCGTGCGGCAGGTAGTGCCGAGCGTATCGGTAGCCACGGCTGTTGACGAGGTTGGCGACGTATTCCGGAGTCGAGCCGGACGCGCCCCAATAGTCGATGACGTGAATCTCAAGGCCGACGACCTGATACCACCAGATCGCGGTATCGTCGTGATGGCCGATATCCCACGCGGTATAGACCGGCACCGCCGGATCGTAATTGACCGCGCGGATGCGGCCCTCGACCTCGGCGAGCCTGATTTGGTGCGCCCAGAACGCGCCGGAATGCGGCGCGTCGAACGAGCACTCATACTCCTGGGCGAACTCCTCCTCGCTCATCGAGGCACGCATCCGGTCGATCACGTCCGCGTCGAGGATTCCGGTGTCCTGGTGCCGGAGTAGGTAGACCGAGGCGGCGGGATCGTCGCGCGCCCGATCGTACGCCGCTTTGAGCTGGCCGAGCCCTTTGGGCGTGCCCGACCGCACCAGCGTGCCGTTGTGGTCCGACAACATCGGCAGGATCGCGGTGACCTGCCCCTCGGCGCTGGTGTCGTCGTACTCGTCGATGATGATCTCGTCCGCGTAACCGCCGCGCCATGAGTCTGGCCTGTCCATCCCGCCGGCCTGATACACGCCGCCGTTCGGCAGAATGATTCTCATATCGGATTTGAGAATCCGCGCGCCGGGGATTCCGCGAGCGGCGCGCGCCAACTCATCCCACAGCCCGGTCCGATCCCATTGGACCTGATACGGTAGCGTGTGGATTACGCGAGGCGGTGGGTATTGGCGATCGATCGTCAGCGCGCGCCGCAACCCGCGCCACATCAGCCCCGCCGTTTTGCCCGCGCGGCGGTGAACCACTGCCACGATATCGCGCGCCTGATCGTCGATCAGCGGGCGTTGCCACCGGCGCGGCCGGAACGGGAGGGTCTCAACCGTCACCAGACGCCTCAATCTCAGGGAGCCAGCGATACGTGACCACCGACGGCGCCTCCTCCGTGACGGTGACGCTCGCCGCCGGTGTGCCTGCAACTCGGTCGATTACATATTTCGCTGCGGCAAACGCCTGCGGGTGCGCATCATCGGCCAGCGTCGCGTCGATCCGGGCCATCGCCGCCGCGACACGCTCTAGCGCCAGATCAGAGATAAGGGCATTCCGCGCCCGACCGCTCAGCACCTCCGCCGAGGACGGGCCAATGCCCGGGACGCGACCAGCGCCGTTTGCCGGTCCACCAATGCCCTCGCCGCCCGCAGGGATGCCAGAGGCAGGGGTGCCGCCAGCCGGGCGATAATCCTTCCCGCCGGGCTGGCGGTTTGGCGCGGGGACGCGCCGTTTGCGAGGTGGTTTTTCTGTCACCGCGTCCGTTTATCCCAAAATTAATAGCGTGGCAACGATATTAACACGTGCGCGCGCGTATTTTGGACGGTCGCGGGCGCGCAAATACCCCAACCCACCTCCCCCCCAAAATAATCCGCCCAGGTCGCAATTTTATCGTT